CCCGCCGCCCGAGGCCCCAAGGAGGCCCCCATGCTTCTCCCCCTCAACGCCCGAGTCTCCACCGAGTTCGGCAAGGGCTCGGTCATCGCCTCCTCCGGTCGCCGCGTCGTCGTCGGCCTGGACGAGGGCGGCTCCATCAACGTCGTCGTCGGCACCCCCGGCTACGCCCGCATCGTCGTCGAGGAGGCCTGACGTGGCCCGCATCGTCGACATCGTCCCCGGCTCCCGCGTCGAGTGGGACACCGCCGGCGGGGCCGTCGCCCGCGCCGAGGTCGTCTCCGTCTCCCGCGACGGCATCGCCGTCCGCTCCTCCGACGGCCACGTCGACTACCACCCCACGGGGGCCTTCCTGGGGCTCCAGGACATCGTCGCCCGCTGGCGCGTGACCGAGTAGGAGCGCGACACGCCGGCTCACGTCGAGTTGCGTGAGTCGGCGTCTCTCGTTTACACTCGTGCCATGCCCACCACCCCCCGCCCCGAGGAGGCCCCCATGAACGCCCTGCCCATGACCCGCGAGGAGGCCGCGCGCATCCGCATCTCGCGCCACGCGCTCCGCGCCATGACCGACCGCGGCGTCGAGGTCGAGGACCTCGTCGAGGCGCTCCTCCGCCCGGAGGTCGTCGAGCCCCACGAGGGCCGGCTCCGCTTCGTCCGCGACGGCGTCGCCTTCGTCGTTGCCCCTGGCCCGGTCCTCGTGACGGTCCTCCTCCGCGAGCGCCGCCAGTGGACGAACTCGGACGCCCGCTCCCGCTAATCTCGAAACGTGAGACGGCGGCTCTCGTTGAGTTGCGCGAGTCGCCGTCTCTCGTTCACACTCGTGTCATCAAGCAAGGCCAACCCCCGAGTCCCCGAGGAGGACACCATGACCGCCACCGCCACCGCCACCGAGGCCCGCTTCTCCACCCGCGAGGAGTGGCTCGTCGCCGCCATCGAGGCCCTCGCCCCGATCTTCGCCGAGGTCGGCGAGGCCCTCCCCGCTACCCGCGTCTCGGTCGGCTGGCCCGGCGGGCGCGGCAAGAAGAACGCCGTCATCGGCCAGTGCTGGAGCAAGGCCGCGAGCAAGGACGGCGTCGCCGCCCTCTTCATCTCGCCCGTCCTCGACGACGCCTCCCGCGTCCTGGACGTCCTGGCCCACGAACTCGTCCACGCCATCGACGACTGTGCCTCCGGCCACAAGGGCCGCTTCGCCGCCATCGCCAAGGGCATCGGCCTGGAGGGCAAGATGACCGCCACGGTCGCCGGCGAGGCTCTCAAGGCCCGCCTCGACGACATCGCCGCGGACCTGGGCGCGTACCCGCACGCCGCGATGGTCAACCCCGGCGCGGCCCAGGGCGAGCCCAAGCAAGGGACGCGCATGCTCAAGGTCGAGTGCTCCGAGGGCTCCGGCTACATCGTCCGCATGACCCGCAAGTGGCTCGACGAGTTCGGCACCCCCATCTGCCCCTGCCACCAGGAGCCCATGCTGGAGGCCTGAGCGCGAGCGCGAGACGCCGTCTCTCCCGACCTGGGAGGGGCGGCGTTCCTCGTGTCCGGTCTCACGCTTCACTCCGCCAGGATGAGGCCCTACGCTTCACCCATGCCACGCAAGCGCCTCAAGGCCCAGGAGACCCGCCCAGCGCCCGCCCCCGTGCGCGCGTTCCGCCCGGACCCACTCCTCTGGAAGACGGCCCTCCGGCTGGCCAAGGGCGACCCCCAGCGCGTCGAGGTCATCTCCGAGACTGAGGCCCTCGTCCACAACTCCTGACCCCCGGCTGGGAGGCCTCTGGGAGCCCCCGTGCCTCGGTTTGGCGCTACGGCGTCTCTTGCTTATGCTTCGCGCGTAGTGCTCGACCACCTACCTCCGGCCCGGCGGGCAAGGTGCGAGCGCTCCTCCCCCGCCCCGCTCCGCCTCGCCTCCAGGACCGCCCGCCCATGCACAACGTCGCCCGCCCCATCTCGCTCCGCTCCGGCTACGTCGCCTATGTCGACGCCGGCCTCCTCCCCGAGGACCTCGTCGAGGAACTCGCCGCCCGCGGGGCTCTCGTCCTCTCCAAGGCCACCGGCCCCGAGGCCGTCATCCACCTCGACGCCGAGGGCTACGTCGCCCGCGTCGAGCGCCAGGGCGAGGTCATGGCCCCCGTCCGCGAGGACGCCGTCGTCGTCGACCTGGAGACCTACCGCCTGGCCCGCGTGCGCGCCAAGGTGCGCGGCGCTCTGGCCGGCGCGGTCACCATGCTCCCCTTCGTCCTGACGCTCCCGCCCGTCGTCCACCTCTGAGCCCCTAGGAGGCCCGCAACGATGTCCACCGTCACTCTGTCCAGGCGAGCCCCGCTGGACGCTCTCCCGCCCGCTCCGTGCGCTTGCGGCCACCTCCACGCCGCCGGCTCCCCGGGCGCGTGCTGGGAGGCCGCGTGCGACCCGCGCTGCCGGCTCGACCCGGCCTGTCCGCTCCCCTTCAAGCCCGGCCTCGTCGACTACTCCGACCCGCGCTGCATCTGCCGGCCTGGCTCCGGGCGCTCCCAGGGATGCGTCCTCCACGGCCTCGCGGCGCGCGCCGCCTGACGCTCCCCAGGCCCTCGTCGACACGCCGGCGAGGGCCTTTCGTCGTAGGAGTTGCGTGAGACTCCGTCTCGCGTTTACACTCTCCTCATCGGCCTCCACCACTACCCCGAGGAGCACCTCATGGCCCGCACCACGACCGTCACCCACCCGGACTCGACCGTCTCCAAGCGCACCTCCGCCCGCGCCGAGTACGGCTTCGCCGTCGAGGTCAAGACCGACATGCGCGAGCAGGCCGAGGCCCTCCGCGCCAACGCCGTCGCCCGCGACGAGCACGCCGCCAGGTGCGACGCTGCCGCGCTCCTGGGCGAGGTCACCGAGGAGAGCCGCTCCTGGAGCCGCGGGGCCACCTACACCGACGTCTCCGTCGGCGGCATCTGGGCCGGCGCTTACATCGTGGCCGGCACCGAGGGCGGCTACGAGCGCGCCCGGGAGACCGACGAGGCCTACCGCGCCAAGGTCGCCCAGGACGCCGAGGAGGCCCGCGCGAACGCCGCCGACTACCGCGCCAAGGCCGACGCCCTGGACGCCGGCCCCGAGTTCACCTACGGCGTCTACCGCTGGAGCCGCACCGCGGCCCTGGCCGAGAAGGGCCTCCGCGAGGTCACCTGGCTCAAGGGCCGCTCCTCCGCCCGCGTCGTCCCGGTCGACTGACCGACCGCGCCAGGGGCCTCCGCGACACGCGGGGGCCTCTTTCGCGTTTGGGGTTGCGCGAGACCTCGTCTCGCGTTTACACTCGTCTCATGGCAACCACCCAGACCCCCAAGTTCACCCGCGAGTTCGGCTCCCTCGTCCAGGGCGGCACCGGCCACACCGCGGTCCTCGCCTCCCCCGGCCAGGCCGACCTCCTCGTCCAGCGCGACGACGTCCTCGGCGGCTACTCGGTCTTCCGCCGCGGCGACCGCGACGTCGTCTCCAACCACCGCCTCCAGGGCGACGCCAAGGCCTACGCCCTCGCCGCCTACGCCATCGACCAGGCCTGAGCCCCAGGCCCCCCAGCCCCACCACCTGAGAGGATCACCCCATGACCACCAAGACCAACGCCCAGGCCCTCACCGAGACCCTCCGCACGCTCCGCACGATGGAGCGGGGCCTCATCGAGGCCTCCCAGGTCGTCGGCGACTTCCACAACGCGCTCCAGGCCGAGACGGACCCCGCCGCCGGCTTCCAGGGCTTCGACGCCGGCCAGGTCGAGGCCCTCCGCATGAACATCGCCCTCCGGCTCCAGACGCTCAACTCGGCCCTCCGCTCCGTCCAGGACGACTCCGTCCGCGCGATGCTCGCCGCCGCCTCCCTGACCGCCGAGGAGGCCTGAGATGACCGCCGACTACGTCGCGCACTGGAACATGACGACCGACGACCAGGAGCGCGCGGACGACGCCGCCAGGACGGTCGCCGCGGTCGTCGAGGAGGCCGGCTGCCGGCTCTACGGCTACCGGGCCGGCCCCGTCTACGTCGGCGTCTCCACGGCGCGCGTGCGCTTCCGTGCGGCGTCCGACGACGAGGCCAAGGGCATCGCCGCCCGCATCGAGCGGCTCCCGGGCCTGCCGCCCGTCGACGCCGTCACCTGGCGGCGCGTCTGACCGCCGGCGCGCCGAGGCCCCTGGGGAAACTCCCGGGGGCCTCTTTCGCGTTTGGGGTTGCGTGAGTCGCCGTCTCGCGTTTACACTCGTCTCATGCACACCGACACCGCCACCGCCGCCCCCGCCGCCTTCGTCGTCGTCCACCCCAAGGGCGACTCCTCGCGCATCATGCTCGCCGGCTCCTACTCCACCCCCGAGGCCGCTTACGAGCGCGCCAACCGCATCCGCCGCGGCACCTCCGCGGACATGGTCGTCGCCCCCGTCACCCCCGCCTACGTCGCCGCCCGCCAGGTCGTCGCCGCGTTCTGACCCGCCCAGGGGGGCCGGCACCCGCTGGCCCCCCAGCCCCCACCCTGGAAGGATCACCTCATGCCCACTCTCCCCCTCGCTCACGCCGGCCAGGTCTTCGACCTCGTCCCCGCCGAGTTCGCCGCCGGCATCTTCGTCGTCACCGTCGACCGCGAGGTCGTCTGGGACGCCGAGGTCGACGACGAGGGCTCCTGGGACTACCAGGAGGCCACCGTCCGCGAGAGCCTCGGCACCATCGAGGTCGACCGCTACCGCGACGGCCTCATCGAGGTCCGCACCCGCTACAACGGCGGGCGCACCTGGGTCGGCGACCTGACCGCCGCGGTCGCCTTCCTCGTCGAGGAGGGCCGGCCCTGCACCCACGGCGACGCCCGCTCCCTGGACGAGCGCAACGTCTGGGAGTGCGACGACTGTGGCGCTCTCTTCGCCCAGGACGAGACGAGCGGCGCTCCCCGCGTCCTCCGCTTCGCCCACGACGCCCGCGAGGAGGAGACCCGCCTCCGCTTCTAGGCCGGCGCTCCGAGGCCCCGCTCCCGACCTGGGGGCGGGGCTTCCGCGTGTCAGGAGTTGCGCGCAACGGCGTCTCGCGTTTACACTCGTGCCATGACGAACTCCACCGCCCCCGCCCTGACCGCCACGACCGTCTCCGTCTGCCAGACCTGCCTCCTCGTCGCCGCCGGCTACTCGACCGACGAGATGGGCTACGCGCCCACCGAGACCCCCTGGGGCCTCTGGGCCGACGAGGCCGGCCACCCCGTCCCCGAGGCCGACGAGGAGGGCTTCTCCTCCCGCCCCTGCGAGGGCTGCGGCGACCACCTGGCCGGCGACCGCTACGCCGCCACCTGGCTCGCCTGAGCGCCTCTCACGAGCGGCCCCCTCCCGGACTCCGGGGCGGGGCCGTTCGTCGCTCCTGGGGCCGCTCCTGGCCCGCCTAGTTGCGTATGTAACGCCTTGCTTCCAAGGTCTTGCCGGCAACGAGTGACTATGATGCTCGCATGACCGACCGCGCCTACGCCCGCATCTCCCTCGACACCCTGGCCTCCGGCTCCATCGCCAAGCAACGCTCCCGGCTCCTCAAGGCCGCGCCCGAGGCCGTCGTCTACGCCGACGAGAGCGTATCCGGCTCCAAGGTCCCGTTCGCCCAGCGCCCCGAGGGCGGGCGGCTCCTGGCCGACCTGGAGCGCGGCGACCGCGTCCTCGTCACCAAGATCGACCGCGCCGCGCGCAACGTCCGCGACCTCCTGGCCCTCATCGAGCGCATCGAGGCCCTGGGCGCATCCATCGTCTTCGTCGACCAGGCCATCGACACCGCCGGCCCGATGGGCCGCTTCATGCTGACCCTCCTCGGCGCGGTCGCCGAGTTGGAGGCCGGCATCATCGCCGAGCGCCGGCGCGAGTCCCTGGAGGCCTTCCGCCAGGAGGGCCGCTGGGCCGTCGGCTCCGCGCCCTACGGCCTCCAGAGCGTCCCCAACCCCAACGGGCGAGGCCTCGTCCTCCGGCCCGACCCCGAGCGCGCCCCGGCCCTCGTCGCCGCGGTCGACCGGCTCCTGGCCGGCGAGTCCCAGGCCGTCATCGCGCGCGACCTCGGCATCGGCGAGACGGGGCTCTCGCGCCTCCTCCGTAACGAGCGCCTCGCCGGCGTCATCGGCTACGGCCCCGACGGCCCCCGGCTCGACCAGGGCCAGGCCATCTTCTCCCTCGCCGACTGGGCGCGCCTCCAGGAGTTCCTCAAGCGCCCGAGCAAGGCCTGGAGCAAGGCCGAGGGCATCGCCGCCGCTCTCGTCTGCGGCGTCTGCGGCGAGCGCCTCTACCGGAACCGCGCGGCCAACCCCGCGCACGACGTCTACCGCTGCCGCAAGGTCCTCCACAAGCCCGGCCAGCCCTTCGCCGGCCAGCCCTCGGCCTCGGTCATGGCGCACGCTGCCGACTCGCTCGTCTACACCGAGTTCCTCGGCCTCTTCGGCTCCTGGCCCGTCACCGAGGTCGTCGAGGTCGGCTCCAGCGCCGAGCGCGACGAGGCCCTGGCCCTGGCCCGCATGTCCCTCGACGCCGCCAGGCGAGCCCAGGACGCCGCCGCGGACGAGGAGGCCGAGGAGGAGGCCGACCGCGCCTACCGGGCCGCGAGGAGGGCTCTCCGCGCTGCGGAGGCCATCCCGGCGACGACCGAGAGCGCCGAGGTCGACACGGGCGAGACCTACGCCGAGGTCTGGGCGCGCGCCGGCGACGAGGAGCGCGTCACGATCCTCCGCCGCGTCGGCCCCTGGGTCGTCTCCCCGGGCCGGCTCCCGGTCGCCGAGAAGGTGCGCCGCGCCGAGGCGGGGCCGCTGGAGTGGTTCGACCCGACCGACTGAGCCCCTGGAGGGAGCAAGGTAGGGAGAAAGGGAGGGAGTTTGCTCTATTTCCTATTCCCTCTCTAAAGAGACTCTCTTTATAGACGGAATAGGGAAGGGAGGAACTTTCCTCCCTTTCTCCCTCCCAGGACGCCGAGACGGCCTCACGCCGCCCCACCCGGCGCTCCCTGGCGCTCCCGTGAGCAGCACCGGCCACCCTGGCCCTCTCCTCCTCTGTCAAGGCCCCACGGGCCACCCCGAGAGGAGAGGAACCCTCCATGAACCCCACCACCACCCGCTACGCCGAGGGCGACCTCGTCACCGTCATCTCCGACCACCCCACCTACCGCATCGGGCGCACGCACCTCCCGAGCAAGGCCACCAAGGGCGACCTCTTCCGCGTCGCGGACGTCTGGGACGACGGCGACCTGACGCTCCACACCCCGGAGGGCGAGCGCACCGGCTACGTCGTCTCGCCCCAGCACGTCGAGCCCTACGTCGCGCCGGCCATCTTCATCGCCTCCACGGCGCGCCAGGCCGGCAAGCGCACCTGGCTCGACTCCCTCTGGAGCGACCTGGGCTACACCGAGTACGCCGCCCCGAGCCTCGGCTGGGCGACCGTCCAGGAGGGCCTCGACCGCGCCCAGGCCATCATCGACGAGGGCCTGGCCGAGCCCGACGAGATGGACCGCCGCGCGGACGCCCTGGAGGAGGCCATCGACCTCCTCGGCGACGAGCGCACGGTCGAGGAGTACGTCGCCGCGGCGCGCTTCCTCCTGGGCCTGACGGACGAGGAGGCCTGACATGGGCGCGCTCATCCTGACCCCCAAGCCCGAGCACCAGGGCCAGAGCCGCACGCCCGCGGCCCGAGCCAAGGTCTACGAGTCCAGCATCCGCACCGCCGAGGGAGCGCCGCTCCTGACGCTCGCCACCTTCGGCGACGCGGTCCCGGGGCTCGTCTCCGGCCTCCGCCTGGACCGCCGCCAGGTCGCCACGCTCCGCGACGCCCTGGACGACTGGCTCCTCGGCGACGGCATCGAGGACGAGCGGGCATGACGGCCTACGTCCTGCCCCCGACCGCCGACGTCCGCAAGGCCCTCGCGTTCGTCGAGGCCATCGCGGCGACCGAGCGCGAGTTTGGCTTCTCGCTCCAGGTCGGCCAGGCCGAGCACGTCGCCGACGGACGCGACGAGCCCGTCCTCTTCGGCGCGCCGGCCTTCGAGGGCGACTACCTCGTCGTCCGCTCTGGCGACCGTCCAGGCGACCTCCGCCTGGCCCTGCCGACGTGAGCGACGTCTCCCCTCGGCTCGACGGCCTCCTCCTCTCCCTCGTGGCCCAGCGCTACGACGGCGACGAGGAGGAGGCCCGCCAGGTCTACGAGAGCGCGCTCCGGCGCGTCGCCTGGCGCAAGGGCCGAGGCTTCAAGGTCTGCCCCCGCTGCGGCGAGGCCCTCAAGCCAACCGAGTTCGGCATGGACGCCTCCAGGTCGGACGGTCTGCACAACGTCTGCCGGCGCTGCCGTCGGCGACCCCAGTAGCCCGCGTGTCCCCACGCTGGCCCTCTTAGTAGATAGGAAGAGGCGCGTCCTCTGACGCCCGCGCGGCCACCCATAGCGGGGCTCACGGCGCGCTCTCTTCCTCCCCATACTCCGACCGCGGCATGCCGGCTCTCCCGCTGCCTAGGGTCGCTCCCTTCGCAAGGAGCGCGGTCGGCCTGCCTTCGCGTCTGCCTCTCGGCGCGTCGTGCCAGAGCGAGCCCCGGCTCGCCAGAGAGGCCCCTTCTCTTCCCCGCTCGCCAGGTAGGGCTCACCGAGGCTTCCTTCCCCTCGGTCCTCCTGGCCCGCCCCGGGGCTCCCGCTGCCTGCCGTCCTCCTCTCCGGCCTGGCGCGGTCGAGCCCTGGGGCTTTGTCGTCCCTGGAGTCGCCATGACCGTCCCGGACCTGGAGCGCATGCGCGCCCTGCGCCGCGACTCCTACCGCTGCCAGCACCGCGGCCCTCGCGGTCGGCCCTGTCTCAAGCCCAGCGGTCATGTCGTTTACACGGACCCCACCGGCCCTCGCTCCCTGGACAACCTGACCACGCGCTGCCGGCCACCCGCTCACGAGGAGGGCTGACCGATGGCCCGCACCGCCGACCGCACCTACCTCCGCAAGCGCGCGGCCCTCAAGCGCAAGCGCCTCCCGTGCTGGCTCTGCGGCAAGCCCATCGACTACTCGCTCCCCTACATCGACCCCATCACCGGCACGCCCGACCCTCGCACCTTCTCGGCTGACCACGTCGACCCTGTCGCCAACGGCGGCGCGAACGACGGCGAACTCCGAGCCGCTCACCTGGGATGCAACAAGAAGCGAGGCCGCAAGAGCCGAGAGGCCACGGCGATCCTCAAGACCTCCCGAGAGTGGTGACCAGTGCAGCGCGACATCTACCTCGACGGCGTCCTGTCGTTGCGCTACGACGACGACGCCCGCATCGTCACCGACTACCGCACCGACCCGCCCACCTCTCGCCCCTACTCGGCGAGGGAGAACGCCGAGACTGACGGCGTCCTACGCGACGAGGCCGAGGCTGCCACCGAGCGCACCATCGAGGACGCCCTGGCCTCGGCACTGGCCGGCATGCAAGCCATCATCGACACGCCCAACGCGACCCTCAACGCCGGCCCCGCCCCGTACATCAAGGACCTCGCGCGAGTGAACCGCCGCCTCATCCGGCTCGCCACTCGACGCCTCGACGGCACGGCCTGACGCCCCGGGGGCTCCCCCCTTGGGGCCGCGGGGCCGCTGCAACCCAGCGAGGCGACGTCTACACACACAAGGCCCGTTTCCACGTTGGCCCCGCCCGTCGAGCCCCAGGAGGCCCGCATGGCCGTCCCTGGCCCCGTCCCGAGCATCGCCGCCGCCGCCAAGACCGGCGACCGCGCGACCACCCTCCGCGCCCTCCGTGACCGCATCGCCGCCGAGGTCGACGCCGGCGTCCCCGCCCGCGACCTGGCTTCGCTCTCCGCCCGCCTCATGGCTATCGCCGCGGAACTCGACCACCTCGACTCCGGGAAGGAGCCAAGCCCCCTTGACTCTTTCCTCTCCGACCCGACCGCTGGGGCACCAGGAGCCTAGGCTCCTCCGCGCCCCCGACGCCGCCTCCATCGAGCGGGCCGTCCAGACCCGGCAACTCGCCGCGATGGTCGACCTCCACCTCGACGACTGGCAGCACCAGGTCTCCCTCGCCACGCTCCGCCTGACCGAGGCCGGCAAGTGGGCCTCGCCTCTCGGCGTCGTCTCCGTGCCGCGCCAGAACGGCAAGAACGGCTGGATCGAGGCCCGCGAGTTGGCCGGCCTCCTCATCTTCGGCGAGCAACTCATCATCCACTCGGCGCACGAGGTCAAGACGGCCCTGGAGGCCTTCCGGCGCGTCCGCTCCTACTTCGACAACTACGACGACCTCCGCAAGCGCGTCAAGGCCATCCACACCGGCGCGGGCCGCGAGCAGATCGAACTCCTCACCGGCCAGCGCCTCCGCTTCATGGCCCGCTCCAAGAGCAGCGGGCGAGGCTTCTCCCCTGACGCCCTCATCCTCGACGAGGCCCAGGAACTCCCCGAGGCGACCTTCGCCGCGATCCTGCCGGCCACCTCGGCGCGGCCCAACCCCCAGATCGTCCTCCTCGGCACGCCCCCCGGCCCGACCAACGACGGCGAGGTCTTCAAGCGCCTCCGCCTCGCGGCCCTGGGCGGCGACCCGCGGACGGCCCTGGCCGAGTGGAGCGCTGACCCGGAACTCGACCCGGACGACTGGCTCGCCGTCGCCCAGGCCAACCCCGCCCTCGGCATCCGCATCGACTACGACGTCCCCGAGCGCGAGCGCGCGTCCCTCTCCGAGGACGACTACCGCCGCGAGCGCCTCGGCGTCTGGGACACCGACGAGAAGGTCGGCGTCATCCCCGCGGACGTCTGGGCCACGCTCGCCAGCGACCAGCCCACGAGCGCCCGCGACGTCTCCATCGCCATCGACGCCGCGCCCGACCGCTCGACCGCCTCGGTCGCCCTGGCCGGCTGGCGCGACGTGGACGACCGCCCCCAGGTCGAGGTCATCCGCCAGGCGGGCGGCGTCGCCTGGGTCGCCGACTACGTCGCCGGCGTCGTGAGCCGCCAGCGCGTGCGCGCGGTCGTCGTCGACTCGGTCGGCCCTGCCGCGTCCCTCATCGAGCCTCTCCGCGCCCGTGGCGTCCTCGTGACGACCACGAGCGCCTCCCAGGTCGCCCAGGCCTGCGGCGCGTTCTACGACGCCGCGATGGCCGACGGCCTCCGCCACATCGACCAGCCCCAACTCACCACGGCCCTCGCCGCCGCGCGCAAGCGCAACCTCGGCGACGCCTGGGCCTGGCACCGCAAGGACACGACGGACATCTCGCCCCTCGTCGCGTCGACCCTCGCCCTCTGGGGCCTCACGTCCACCACCATCGCCCAGCCCAAGGCCAAGAAGACCCCCCAGGTCTCCACGCGCATGTACGGCTTCTCGTGACCCCGTAGGAGGTCCCATGCTCGCCCCCGACGACCTCCGCGCCACCGGACTCGCCGCCCTCCGCAAGGAGGCCTCTGCCCAGTCGACCCGCTGGGACCTCTACAAGGGCGAGCACGACCTCCCCTACGCGCCCGCCGGCGTGAACCGCGAGTACCTGGAACTCCGCGAGATGGCCCGCGTCCCCCTCGTGCGCCTGGCCGTCCGCACCGGCGTCCAGCGCCTCCGCGTGGACGGCATCCGCCTGGGCCAGAGCGACGACCGCGACAAGGCGACCTGGAAGGTCTGGCAGGCCAACCACCTCGACTCCCTCCAGCGCCTCGTCTACGTCCACGGCGCGGTCTTCGGCAAGGGCATCGTCTCGGTCTGGCCCAACGGGGCCGACCCGGACCTCCCGCTCATCAAGGTCGAGGACCCGCGCAAGGTCTACGTCCACCCGGACCCGATGGACCCGTTCCGTCCGCTCTGGGCCGTCAAGACGTGGCAGGAGCAGCGCCAGGACGCCTTCGGGCGCGTTTACACCGCCCACTGTGCCACGGTCTTCGCCGAGGGCTTCGTCTGGCGCTACGAGACCGAGGCCCCTACTGCGGCAAGCGCTCTCGGCTCCTGGGAACTCGTGGACGTCATGGACAACCCCCTGGGCCGCGTCCCGTTCGTCGTCTTCGCCCCCGAGATGGACGCCGACGGCGAGACCCTGAGCATGGTCGACCCGCTCGTCCCCATGCAGCGGGCCATCGACACCATCCGCTTCGACCTCCTCCTCGCGGCCCAGTTCGCCGCATACCGCCAGCGCGTCGTCGTCGGCTACGACCCGGTCATGCGCGACGACGAGGGCAACGTCCTCGTCAAGCGCGACGACGAGGGCAACCCCATCCTCGACGACAACGGCATGGAGCAACCCCTCACGGCCACCCCGGGCCGCGTCGGCGTCGACCGGCTCCTCGTCTTCCCCGGCCAGGACACCAAGGTCTTCGACCTGGCTGAGAGCAACCTCGCCAACTACGTCACGGCGCTGGACATGCTCCTCGCCACGTTCGCCGCGACCTCCCAGGTGCCGGCCCAGTACCTCGCCGGCGACTTCAAGAACGTCTCCGGCGACCTCATGGTCGCCACCGAGGCCACGCTCCTCTCGCTCGTCAAGGACCTCCAGACCGCCTACTCGGACTCCTGGGAGACCGTCTTCTCGCTCGCCAACATCGCGCGCGGCGAGGCCGAACTCCCCCTGGGCACCGAGGTCGTCTGGGCCGACGAGGCCCCCAAGAGCCTCGCCATCGTCGCCTCGGCGATGTCGCAGATGGTCCCCAACGGCGCACCCGCTCGCCTCTTCCTGGAGATGCTCCCCGGCGCGACCCAGGCCAAGGTCGAGCGATGGATGGGCATGTCGGCTGACGCTCTCTCGCGCGCCCTGGCCGGCGACCTGGCCGGCGCGCTGACCGGACCCAAGGAGGCCCCCGTTGCCGACGATGCCCCCGAGCCTGTCCCCGCTGGCTGAGTCGCACTACCTCCAGCAGCAGGCCACCGCCCGAGCCGCCGCGGACGGCGCACAACGCCTCTGGCGTGAGATGCCGTCCGCGGGGCTGGGTGACCGCTTCGCCTACTGGCGCACCGCGATTCCCAACCTCGCGGACCTCGTCGTCCAGGCCCAGACCGTCAACGCGACCCGCGGCGTCCAGTACGTCGACACCGCGGCGACGCTCCAGGCCTCGCCGGCGACCGACCGCCCCGAGGTCCGGCCCCAGGCCTTCACCTCGCCGACGGACGACGTCCAGGAGTGGCTCCAGAGCCCCATGCACCACCTCGCCCGGCTCCTCGTCGGCGGCGCGCCCGAGACGGTCGCCGCCCAGGTCGCCCTCTCCACCCTCGTCCGCCAGGTCGGCACCCTCGTCCAGGACGCGGGCCGTGAGGCCGGCGGCGTCGCCATCTACGCCCACCCGGACCTCAAGGGCTACTTCCGCCGGCTGCGGACGCCCTCGTGTAAACGCTGCGCGGTCATGGCTGGAGCCTTCTACGCCGACAACGCCGGCTTCGACCGGCACCCGCTCTGCGATTGCACCCACGTCCCCGCCGCCGAGGACTACGAGGACGGCTCCTACGACGTCGCCTCCGCGATCAAGCGCGGCGACATCACGGGCCTCACCCAGGCCGAGCGCGACGCGCTCCTGGACGGCGCTGACCTCTCCCAGGTCGTCAACGCCAAGCGCAAGGGCTCGCTCCAGCGCTCCGCCATGTACGGCTCGACGACGACCTCGTCGACGACCAAGCGCGGCGTCTACCGGCGCAAGGAGCCCCGGCTGACCCCCGACTCCATCTACCGCCAGGCCGGCGGCAACCGCGACGAGGCCCTCCGCCTCCTCCGCACCCACGGCTACCTCGCGTAGCCCTCCAAACCCCCACTCCCACAACGGGAGGCGCGTGACTGGCTCCGCTCTGAGCCTGGACCAACCCAAGGAGACCTCTGTGTCTGACACCACCGCATCCGCCGCCGCGACCGAGAGCACCGAGGGCACCGCGCCCGAGGGCACCGAGGCCGAGGCCGGCAAGACCTTCTCCCAGGCCGACCTCGACCGCATCGTGTCCGAGCGCCTGGCCCGCGAGGCCAAGCGCTACGCCGACTACGACGACCTCAAGGCCAAGGCCGACGCGCTCGACAAGGCCCAGGCCGAGGCCGAGGAGGCCAACGCCTCGGAACTCGACAAGGCCGTCAAGGCCGCGCGCAAGGAGGTCGAGGACGCTCTCCGAGCCGAGTTCGCCCGTGAGCGCGTCGCCGACAAGGTCGACGCCCTGGCGGCTGGCAAGTTCGCCGACGTCGAGGACGCCCGCCTCCGGCTGGGCTCTCGCGTCGAGGAGTTCGTCAAGGACGGCGGCGTCGACACCGAGGCCATCACCAAGGCCCTCGACGAGGTCCTGGAGAAGCACCCCCACCTCGCCGCCAAGCCCGAGAAGGCCGCTCCGCCTGCGCCCCAGCGCGCCGGCATCGGCGTCGCGGGCGACGGCAAGACCCCGGCCCCGGTCTCCGCGGGCTACGACCGGCTCCGTTCGGCATACGCCGACAAGGCCTGACCACTCACCAACCTCCCAGCGCGCCAACCCTATTCGCCGCGCTGACCCCCTCCAACCGAAAGGAGAGCCATCATGGCTCTGTCCCTGGCCGAGGCCGCTGTCCTCTCCCAGAACGACCTCCAGCGCGGCGTCATCGAGACCTTCGTGCAGGAGAGCCCGGTCCTCGACCGGCTGCCGCTCATGCCCATCGAGGGCAACGCCTACGCCTACAACAAGGAGGCGACGCTCCCGGGCGTGGCCTTCCGTGACGTGAACGAGGCCTACGTCGAGTCGACGGGCACCTTCGTCCAGGCGACCGAGGGCCTCAAGATTCTCGGTGGCGACGCGGACGTCGACCGCTTCCTCGTGCAGACGCGAGGGAACCTCAACGACCAGCGCGCGGCCCAGACCCGCCTCAAGGTCAAGGCGGCGTCCTACGCCTTCCAGAACGAGTTCATCAACGGCGACGTCGCCGTGAACGCCAAGGGCTTCGACG